ATGGTGTTGTAGTAACCTGCGGCAGACACCAGCATACAATCGTTTTCGTCAACACCTGCATGCTTCAAAGCAGAGCCAGTGAAGAAGATACAAGCCTCATTGCTAATATCAAATTCATCTTTGTGAATTAACTTGAGGACGGGCATCTTCCAGTTAGAAGGATCAGCAATGTTATCAAAAGCATTGCTTAACTCACCACGGGTATAACCGTTAGGAGAAACGACTTTGTCGTCCAAATCCTTAAGAATAGTAGCAACTGTGGTTTCTTTGCTCATCTAACCCTCTCTTTTATGATCTCAATACAATCTCTCTTGGTATCCCATGTACTATAATAGCCGGATCCGTACATGTCATACAGTTCATCGTGAAGGATCCAATAGTTTCCACCATCGTAACTCTTGGAAATGTAGTATACAGGGCTGGTGTTTGTGGTTACGTAGTCACCGGCACCAAGTTTCTTTGTCCTAATCATACTTTATAATAGCACAAACACAGGGATAGTCAACCGTTTCTAAACCAATAAATACTATTAAGTTTAAGGATTCGCAATGCCCCGTATTAGTATGTGGAAAGAGGGAACACACTCCTCTGATTTTAAGTTTTTTGATCGCAACATCAAAGAGATGTTCACTGTCGGCGGCACTGGCATCTCTGTTCACAAGTACTTAGGCATACTAAATCAAGGCCCAAGCACAGACGCTAGTTTACCCCAAACAGTTGAAGATGACCCCTTAGGGATCCAAGACTTGCTGTTCTTAGAGAACAGAGATAGAAAATACGACACTGACATTTATAATATGCGTGGCATATACAATGTAGCAGATACAGACTTTGATCTTAGCCAGTTTGGGCTATTTTTACAAAACGACACATTGTTTATTACATTTCACCTTGCAGACATGGATCGTATCCTTGGCCGCAGGTTAATGAGCGGTGACGTATTAGAGTTACCGCATCTTAAAGATTACAATAGTTTAGATACAAGTTTAGAAGTAGCGTTAAAACGCTATTATGTTGTTCAAGAAGGCACGAGACCCACAGAAGGATATAGTCCAACATGGTGGCCGCACTTATGGCGTGTTAAATGCACACCAATGGTAGACAGCCAAGAATACAACGATATTCTTAACAAGATACAAATAAATGAAGAAACTGGCGAATCTACAGATGCTACTTTAAGAGACTTGCTCAGCACGTATAAGAAAGAGCTTGAAATTACCAACAAGGTTGTAGAACAAGCTGAAGTTGAAGTTCCTAAGAGCGGATATGATACCAGTAGATACTATGTTGTACCAGCAGATGATACTGGTCAACCGCTTGATCCTAAAGGCTATACCAGTGATATAAGTACTATATCCGCGGACAGCAATATTATTACAGCAGACTCAACACGTATCAGTCCAGAAAATGCAAATGCTTACGGTGGATACTTGGTAGGTGACGGTCTTGCGCCAAATGGAGAAGAAGTTACAATGGGTACTAGCTTTCCTACTGACTCACAAGAAGGGGATTATGTTTTACGTTTAGACTTTTTACCTAATAGGCTATTTAGATATAATGGATCACGTTGGGTTAAGGTAGAAGATAGTGTGAGATCTCCATTAACTCCTGGCACTGGAACAAGACAGATAGATACGTTTACAAACAATACAGCTAAGACAACTCGAGATGACAATGTAGAGATAGACCAACGTCAAGGATTAAGTCAAATACTAAGTGCTAGGGAAGATGACTGATGCTCATCTATATTATTACAAACAAAGAAAACAATAAAGTTTATGTTGGACAAACAATCCAATCTAATCCTAAAATGCGTTGGTATGCTCACTTAGCCGATGCTAGACGAGGCAAAAAGACTTATTTGTATGATAGTATTAGAAAATACGGTAAAGAAAGTTTTAATTGGGAAGTTATTGATACCGCCAAAAACTTAGATGAACTAAACGAAAAAGAAGCACAGTGGTTGGCACATTATAGACAAAAAACTGTCGTATATAACAATCGTGAAGCAGGAAACAACAAAACACACAGTCCAGAAAGCATTGAAAGAATGCGCCAAGCACAGTTAAAAAGACACAGAGAAAATAATGTTGGTGGCTGGACTCGTAGAGATGGTGGTGCTATGAAGGGCAAAGCACATCCTATAAAAGGAACTTCAGGTTTGTGGTCTCACAGTGAAGATTCTATACAAAAGTATAAAAAAGCGGCACAAAAAAGATATACAAGCAAAGAATATACACAACAAAACAAAGATCATTTACAAAAACTTGCGGCGAAAGTAAAAGGTAAAACTTGGAAACTTGTAGATGGCAAACGAGTATGGATGGATAAGTGATGCCGATGCAATTCTTTTACGACCAACAAATTAGAAGATTTCTGTTACAGTTTATCCGTGCATTTAGTAATTTTCAGATTGAGTATGGCAAAGACAGAGCTGGCAATGTATCCCTTGTAACTGTGCCGGTTAAGTACGGCGACTCAACACGTATTGTTAGCAGTATTATTAAAGAGAATAGTGAAAACAAGATTAACCCTAGTCCAATGATTAGTTGTTACATTTCTGCTATGGAATACAATCCAGAACGCAGGCAAGAGCCTACGTTTGTAGACAAGCGTCATATTCGAATGAGACAATTTGATGATAATACTGGAGAGTATAATACACAACAAGGCAATGCATTTAGCGTAGAACGTCATATGCCTGTTCCATATAATTTAACAATGACAGTTGATATTTGGACTAGCAATACTACACAGAAATTACAGTTATTAGAGCAAATCCTTGTATTATTTAATCCTGCTTTAGAAATACAAAGCACAGACAACTACCTAGATTGGGGAAGTTTAAGTTATATTGAGTTACAGCAAACTACTTGGAGTAGCAGAGCAGTGCCAGTTGGTGTAGACGACCTAATTGATATTGCAACTTTGCAATTTATGTTACCAGTATGGCTTTCACCACCAGCTAAAGTTAAGAAACTCGGCGTAGTATCTAAGATTGTTGCTAGCATATTTGACGAGTCAGGAGATTTAAGCGACGGCGTTATTGATCAAGACATATTGATGGGTACAAGACTAAAATTTACACCTATGAATTATGGTATTTTACTACTAGGAAGCACGATAGAAATACTAGAGAGACACGAGACTGTTACTAATAAGTCTGAACCTAGTATTGCAAACGATCCGCCTGCAAAGGCAGGAACTGGAGATCTTATTACTTGGCGAGCAGTAATTAATCAATATGGTGAGTTGCAATCAGGAATTAGTCAAATAAGAATTGACTTTGGTACTGGCGAAATAGTTGGAACAATAGCACACCACCCTAGTGACGACAGTAAATTATTGTTTACATTAGATGAAGATACTATTCCCACTAACGATCTAGATCCAGTACTTAAAATTATTAATCCATTAAAAGTGGGACCAAGCGTTGGTTTAGACGCGAAGGCAGTTGGGCAGCGGTATTTAATCCTTAACAGTATTGGTGATGCTAGTAATACTGACGGGCCTGATGCTTGGAAAGATACATCTGGCAATGATTTTATAGCTGGAGCAAATGATATTATTCAATATGACGGCATACGTTGGAATATAGTATTTGACAGTAGTACCCAAACGGGTGTACACTATATGACAAATACTAATACAGGAATCCAGTACAAATGGACTGGTGATGCATGGCTTAAGAGTTACGAAGGCGAATACAAGGCCGGAGAATGGACAATAGTAATTTAAAACAAAGTGTTGGCACTGTATTTTTTGCCAAATCTACACAGAGATTTTTATTTTTATTACGAAGCGAAACTAGTTTTGATAACACCTGGGCATTTGTTGGCGGGAAGCTAGAGCCACATGAGTCTATTATACAAGGGTTAATGAGAGAAATTCATGAAGAAATTAACTTTACTGGTGAAGTAGAAAAACATATTCCTATTGAAAAGTTTATCAATACAAAGAAAAAGTTTGAATATCACACTTTTGTTACTGTAGTTGAAGGCGAATTTATACCTATGCTAAACACAGAACATAAAGGTTATGCTTGGACAACTATAGACAGTTGGCCAAGGCCGTTGCATCCTGGAGTATTTAATACTATTAATGTTAATGAGATACGAGCAAAGATAACAACTATTTCAGAGTTATTTGGCTACAGCACCTAGTCCAGTTTGGTTTGTATACTCAAATAGACCAATCGGTTTAATATTTGGCAACCACTTAAACTCCTCAAATTGATGTTCAACCTTGTTGTTAAATGTATTAAGTACATGAAAAAATTCAACATCATCGTATAACTTAATTATGTTACATACTTGCTTAAGAAGTTTAGACCGGAGTGTTTCTGTATTTCCCATTGGCAAGTAAGAAGTGTCAGTTGCTGGGTATAGATGATGCACCTCTCCAAAATAAAAATCGAAACCAATTAAGTATACTCTTTTGTGTCCATCTGCACAAGCCATACGCATTGCTGCTGGTCCCATGTATAACTTTTGCCAGTGTGGATATAGATGAAACTTTCCTGGAAACTTTAATAAGTTATTTCTAGTTGTATACACAATATTGTCTTCATAATAGCCAGTAAGCACCATTTGTTCTAAAATTTCAGTATTAACACAGAATAAAAACGTAGGATTAAACTCTTCAAATGTTTGGTTACAACCATAAGATTGCCCAACACTGGTAATACCGCCTTCGCCGCCAGACTGACCGTCAAGTAAAAACAAATTTATTTTTTCGCGACTCGGACCGTTTCCTATAATGTGTGCGGTTTTAGTATGATCGTCGTTTAAAACAGTTTTTGGTATCCACACTCCGTTAGAATCTTTGTTTCCGTCTCTCCAATGCAGACTATCTGAAACCATCTCTCCCTCGTAATCTGCCGTATAAAACTTAAACATATTTGTTATCTAACTCCAACGACTACTTCAATAACTCCTACTGCTTTATCATCTTTGTCTTCTAAGCTCTTGCCAATAACACTGCCTGTCGGAGGATTGCTTTCATCACGCCATGCCATGGCTGCACCAACTTCAGTACTAGTTACAATTAAGTCTCCTTTTCTTACAAATCCTGATACATTGCAAGGAACTCGTCCTATAAGAGCTAATGCTGGATGCATCTCATCTGTTAAGTCTGGTTCTCTGTTTGGGCTATTCATGATAGCATAGGGTTCTGTAGATACTACTCCAGCAAACTTAGTGTCTTGTGGTTGTGTAGAAACAGTAACTTCATTTTCTCCACCAAATACTAGTACAGTTCCTGGTTCATATACACCGTCAGCCCAATAACGTTCTGCAATATCAGCGTATAAGGATGTACGAGATGTTAGTAGAAAACCTCCAGCAGTTGATCCATCATGTACTCTTACTGTATCCAGTGTTGAATCAACTGACAACTCACCAGCGGCGCCAGTGAATGCATTGTTTTGAGCAGTTGTACCTCTTCTAAATTGTAATGTTGTTGGCATAATTAAATTCCTTTTAAATTATTTACTACATCGTACCAAGATCAACTGTGGTTGTTGTGCCAGCAGGATCCATCATACTATATACTGTTCCTAAGTTAACTCCAAATGCATCTGCGCCACCTGATTCGAATGGTGTCTCTGCTGTATCTTGAGCTGTGTTTTTTCCTAAGTCGTAGTTACCGGCACTACCTGGCATTGTTGAAACTGTACTGTTGGGGTAACTACTGGCGCTTGAACTGCCACCCGACCCAGCATCAGCCCAAGCTAGTGTGCCGCTGCCATTTGTGCTTAGTACTTGATCTTCAGTACCATCAGCTGATGGTAAAGTCCATGTTACGTTACTACCCACGGTATTTGGTGCTTGGAATGCAAGCCAATTACTGCTATCTGCATCAGCAAATCTTAGATCTGCTTGTGCATTTAGTGTAATAGCTGTTGTAACAGTTGTTTCTTGACTAAACGTAACTTTACCATCAGCGGCAATAGCAATGGCATCAGTATCAGAAGTGTGACCAATGTTTGTTCCATTAATGATGATATTATCAACGGTCAGCGTTGTCAATGTTCCCAACGATGTTACATTGCCTTGAGCAGCAGTTTGTAGTGTACCTGTTAAGTTCCCTGAGAATCCAGTTGAAGTAAGAAGTCCCGTTGATGGATTGTAAGTTAGCCCTGTATCTGTCTCTGCTCCTTGAGTACCAGTTGCTCCATCTACAAAAACAGGATAAACTGTTTCATTTGTAGAATTGTTTGCTGTTGCTGTAAATGTATCAGCATTACCTGTAACATCACCAGTTAAATCGCCAACAAATGCAGTTGATGTGATACTCGTTGCACCGGTGACTACTCCTGCATCAACAACAATTGTTCCATCAAGAACAATCTGTTGACCTGCCAATGGGGTAATCGTTAGATCAATACCAGCAGTACTTGTTATTGCATTACCGTTAATATTGATATTATCTACTTGTAATGCAGTTAGTGTACCAACAGTTGTAATATTTGTTTGTGCGGCAGTTGCTAATGTACCAGCAATAGTACCACCTGACACATTAATACCTGCACTAAACACAGGTATTTGATTCATTGTAACTACGCCATCAGCGGCAATAGCAATCGAATCAGTATCGGATGTATGACCAATATTTGCGCCATTTATAATAATATTATCAACTGTTAATGTTGTTAATGTACCGAGTGAAGTAATATTTGTTTGTGCGGCTGTTGTAACGGTTGCGGCTGTACCACTTACATTACCTGTTACATTACCAACTACATTTCCGGTATACCCCGAAGAAGTAATTGTACCTAACGAAACACCAGCATCTGCAAATGTAATTGTTCCATTGTCTGCATCAAGAGTAATTCCACCACTAGAATCTAATGTGACTGTAGTACCTGCAAGTTCGGCAGTACCATCAGCAGTAATTTGAATGTTAGCCGCTGCCGCGGCAGTATCAGTAGTAACAATTGAAAGTGTACCATTTGTACCAACGGTAAACACGGCAGTATCGCTACTTGACCCTGTCATAGTCATTACTTTACCATTTATAGCAACATCATCAACAGTAAGAGCAGTTAATGTGCCAAGTGAAGTAATATTTGTTTGGGCCGCAGTGGCAAGAGTTCCTGCTATGGTTCCACCAGAGACGTTGATACCGGCACTGAATACTGGTATCTGATTCATAGTTACTACGCCGCCAGAACTAATAGCAATAGCATCTGTATCACTTGCTGATCCAATATTACCAGCATCAGCAATTACAAGATTTGAGAGTTTGACAGGAGCATAGCTTGCAATAGTAACATTGCCGCTAGTTGTACCATCTTCGTTAGTATTAACTAGTGCAAACTGGTTTGCACTTTCATCGTATAGTAATGCAACGTTTGTATCACTGCCACGTTCTAATACTATACCAGTATCTTTATCAGCACTTCCACTTTCACCGCTGTTTAATCTAATAATCGGATCTGAGATATTAGTTAAATCAAAATTAATTTGACTAGCTTTGGGCATAGTAAGTGCCATGAAAAACTCCTTATTTCGTTGCTAGTATTTATCCAAGAAAATAGGGAGGATTAAATCCTCCCTATCTCTTTTTCAGTTTGAAAATGTAATGAATTACATCATCATTACTAGTACTTCAATAACGCCTTCTCCGCCTTCGTTGGCTTCGATTGCTTTACCAATTACTGTACCCATTTTGGCATCGTTGTTAGCCATTGCCATTCCGTTACCTGCGGAAACCATTAAGTCTCCTGCGGCAACTGCGCCTGTTACCTTGGTAGGTACACGACCAGCTAGTGCTAATGCAACACCGTCTTGCTTACTGTTCATTAAGTAAGCTGGATCTGTACTAACAACACCTGCTACTACAGGGCAGTTTGCTGCATTGCATGATGCAACTTTGCCTTCGCCTACAAAATGTACAACTGAACCAGCAGCAATATCTTCATCACTTGCGTATTTTTCTGCAAGGTCAGCGTATTGTGCTTGTGTAGCTGTACCAACAAAGCTACCTGTTGTAAGTGTAATACCACTACTGTCAATAACAGCAATTTCTGATCCACCAGCATCAATGCGAACTTTGTCCTCATCACTGCTTTCTTCAACTTGTACCTGTGTATCACCATCACCATCAGCCAATGATTTAATTGTTGTGGTTGTAGTAAACTTACGTACCTCAATTAAGTCACCGTTAGCTGGTGCGCTTCCTGAAGTAAATGTAAGTGTAGTACCACTGATACCATAAACAACTGTTGGTTGCTGTACAACACCGTTAATACTAACAAATACACCAGCAGTTGTGTAAGAATCTGATCCACTTAGTGCAGAAAGTGTAAATGTAAGGTCTGAACCGTCACCAGTAAATGTCTGGGATGTTGCAAGTGTAAAGGAAGTGCTTAAACTTTCCCATCCAGCATCATCATAAAATTCTAAACCATTAGTTGTACTATTATACCTAAATTGTCCTGTTTCACCTGTTGGACGTTGTGCAGTTGTTCCTACTGGAATAATCATGGCACCTGTGCCTGTAATATCAAGTATGGCGTTTGCACTAGGTGCTCCACCAATACCAACATTGTTAGCAGAACCGTCTACCATAAACATAGTAGCGTTATCATTGGATTCAATAACAACGTCTACGTTAGCACTGTCTTCGTTGATACGGATTCCACCTGCACTATTAATAGCAAGTATACCAGTTGCGTTGGCAATAGTTGTATCTGTAGCATTGTGTCCGATAGTAAAGTCTGTACCAGCACCAATTTCAAGTTGCTTATTATCTGCTAAGATTCTAAGGTCATCAGCAGTGTTAATAAACCCACCTGCAAAGATGTTTTCTGCAACACCTAAGCCACCGTCAAATACGCCAGAACCAGTTGTTACACTAGTTGAAGTCGTAGTTGCATCGCCGTGAATTTGTCCAGTAGCAGTAATTGTGCCACCTGCATAAATGTTTTCAGCAACACCAACACCACCAGCAACTTGAACAGCACCACTTGTAGCACTTGTTGTAGTTGTAGTGTTGTTAAAGTCCATGACACCAGTTGTTACTAATCCAACAGCAACAACGTTACCGTCTACGTCAACTGTAAAGTCGTCATTGGTGTTAATTCCACCATCTAAACTAGCAAGTCCATCAACTGTTAATGCACCATCAAAGTTACCAACACCAGCTACTGTAGCACTAAACACAGTACTATCACCACCACCAACAGTAAACGTTGTACCGTCGAATGTGAAGTTAGCATCGTCTTCTAGTGCGCCTGATGTACCAGCAATCACAATACGGTTGTCAGTTAGATCACTAACAATAGCACTTCCTAGTGTAGTTTCTCCGGTTGCGCCGAGATTACGGAAACTAGCAATGTCTTTGTTTGCATCAACTACGACAGCCTTGCTTGCTGCTACTGTACCTGCCGTAACACCATCAATTGTCTCTAGTTCTGCTTCGTTAATAACTGCACTACCAATAGTAAACCCTGTTCCAGTAACAACACCAGTCGATGTCACTGCTCCACAGCCAACAGTACCAATACCTGTAATATCTTTAAAACCGCCAAGTACAACTGCTTTACTTGCTGCGGCCGTGCCAGCAGTAATGCCGTCAATTGTCTCTAGTTCTGCTTCGTTAATAACTGCACTACCAATAGTAAAGCCAGTTGCTGTAACAACACCACTGGATGTAATAGCGGCTGCTGCAAATGGAGCATCTGTTACACTAATGTTACCTGTTGCACTTGCTACGGCTGTGGTTGTACCAACTTGGAACCCGTCTGCACTTTCATCCCACATAAAGATAGCGTTATCACCAGTGGAACCACGTTCCATGATAATTCCCATATCGTTTGCATTTGAACCTGCACCTGTGTTGAGTTCGATAAGTGTATCTTCAACAACTGTATTTGTAGATGAAAGTGTAGTTGTAGTACCGTTAACAACTAAGTTACCAGTAACTGTAAGTACACCGCCAACTGTAACATCATCTGGTAAACCAATTGTAATAGTATTGTTAGTAACTGCGGTGTTAACTTCGTTACTTGTGCCAGAAAATGTTA